ATAACCTCATTCTTATCGTTACAATCAACTTCACCAATAAGTGTTTGTGTTGTTTTGAGTGTAATTAATTTTAATTTCATATTATAATCCAATTGTTAAACTTGCTGGTAAAACGCCGATAGTAACCCATCTTTTTGGGTATAACATCTCACGGCCCCTAAATTCATTCATATCATAAGTTGGGTCTTGAACCCATCCAACAACTTCAACCATGTTATCATATTCACGGAAGAATAAGTCATAACGGTCTGCACGAGGCATTTTGTGTTCAATGGCCAACTTCTTTGCTACTTCACGAGTATTCATTCTTTTCTTTCCTTAAATTCATAGAAAAAATCATTGTTGTTTCTGGCAGAATGTTTAGCGTTTTTTTCTACCGAATACAACTTTGACGCTATCTTAAAATCTGGTATTTTGAATTCAGGTACTGTTAAAGAAGCATCATAGAATAATGTTTTATTATTTGGTTGAGCAGCAAACTGTCCATTATCCAACTTAATAAAATTATAGCTCTTATGTTCTTCTACTGTTTCTGAAAATCCTGTATTCAAATAACCAGGGTCATTTTGGCAAAAATCTACGGTGAACATGTATTCACCATAATGCCATTTTCTGTCTTTGTCCAAGAATTTACATTTCAACATACGCAAATTATCTTTTTCAATGACAGTAAAATTATAACTCAAACAGTCCCAAATTTGCAAGTAATCCAAAGGTAATGTTGCATTTTTAAGGTCTGTTTGCCTTGATACAAAAGCATGTAAAGGAAGTTTATCATAAATGGCGCCATAGTTGGGCAATAGTGCTTCAATACGAAATGCTTGGTTCTTAATACACTTCATTGAAATCCAAATACATGGTTCGTATTCGCCATGGCCTTTTTCAAAGTCATAGAGAAACTCTTTCTTTACATAGCATTGAATTGGTGGTAAATTGTGGACTAGGAATGCCATTATGCTTTCTTATCTAATTCGTATTGATAGGTTCTTTGACGAAGCTCAGTAGAACTAAAACGATGTGTCCTTGAATTGTATATTATATCTATGTTACGGTCAACACAAATTTGCTTACCGGTGAAATCTTTACCGTGATATTCTTCACCGATGAATCTTTTATTGAGTGGTAGAAACATGAGTAAGTCTTCAAGGTCTCTTTCAGTTTCATATACAATAATTTCATCAACATATTTTACAGCTGATAACTGAACATATCTTTCAACGATTGATTGAACTGGTTTGTTTTTGGTTTGTGGTCTATCAATAGCTGGGTTAGTTTGCAAACCACAAATAAGATAATCACATTGAGATTTAGCTTCCGCTAACATTAGAATATGACCCGCATGAAGCAAATCAAAAGTTGATGCTGTGAATCCTGTAATTCTATTCATTATAAAACTCCAAAATAAAAAACCCCACCGAAGTGGGGTTTTGCGTTGTAAGAACAATATTACTTGTTCATTACATACATGGTCACTTCAAAGCCAAAACGCATTTCTTGAGCTGATGGTGTTGTCCACATGTTATTTCTCCTTAGATTGATAAATTTTTAGTTTATAATCCAAATCGTTAGAGATGCAATATAAACGCAAAGGTCTAACTTGAGTTTTATCGTTAGTTTTTTTATACTAACATCCATATTTTATAACACTTTCAGCTAAAAGTCACTACTGAAAACCATTAACTACTACTACTGTTTATCTGTTCAAATTAGGCAATAAGTCCTGGCTTATAAACTGTTTTGCCGTTCTCTTTAACTGCGGTAAGTGCCTGCTTTTTAAGGTTATTAGCATCATAAGATACATGAACCCAACCAGAATCTGGAATGCCTGGTGTGTAGAATTCAAGGATTAGCTGTGTGAAATCTAAATTATCTTTAATCCATTCTGCTAATTCAGCATTAGGTACACCTGGAATTTCAATATCTGCTGCCTGACCTTTACAATGGTCAGATGTTCTTGAACCACCCACAGCTGCATTAACTTCTGGTGCTCTATAACCAGAATTAACCTTAACTGCAACACCATATCCTTCACGGACTGGTTGTAAAACATTCTCACATAATGTTCTTAAATTGTCCACAACTTCTTGTGTTGGAGTATTATCTAAACCATTGCGAATAGCGGTTTCACTCTTTGTCAATTCATTTAATGAAAAGTTTGCGCTTAGTTTTTGTTTCAAATCCATTTTACTGGTCCTTATCTTCTCTTTGGTTTCGGTCTCGTCTAGGTGGTGGTGCTTTTACTGCGGTCACAATAGCTTTAATCATCGCATGCTTAAATTCAATTCTTGTTCTACCACCAAAACTTGTCATCAACCTTTTGACAGTTTTTGGCATCTTAAAGTTCTTATCAGAACCAAACATAATATACTCCATTCATTATTAAAAATAAGGTGGAGGCCGAAGCCTCCATCCTTTATACTGCTGCTGCCTGTTCGTTAAGAAGTTCTGGTTTATAGAAATTTAATTCTTTACCAATTTCAATCTTACGAGGCTTCTTATGGTCAGGAATGATATTCTCTAAACCAATTTTTAGAATACCATCTTTATACTCTGCACCTCTAACTTCTACTGTATCAGCGATACGCAAAGTCTTGGTGAAAGAGCGAAGACCTATACCTCTATGTAGGTATTCGCCTGCTTCGGCTTTGTCTTCTTTGTTACCTTTAATGACCAATTCACCATCATTTACAGAAACATCAATATCTTCTTTACTGAAGCCTGCCACAGCTAATTCTACAACATAACGGTTATCGTCTAGCTTTAGAATATTGTGTGGTGGAAATGTGGTTGTGGTGGTCTTAAAGTCTGAATTTAATAGTTTCTCAACTTCGTCAAAGAAGTTTTCAAAACCTAGTGTTGTATGATATAATGGTGTTAAACGACTTAATGTCATAGCTTTCTCCTTAAAATAAGCAAGTTTTCAAAATGTGACCCCGAAGGCATCACGGTTATATTTAGTCTTTGACGACTAATATTCTTGTGGTTTTTTACCTATATTATATTTTGCAATTAAATCCCACTCATCTTTTTCTTTGAAAGCGATAATCTTTATTTGATGAAGTGGTGCAATATTATCTTCCAACAGTTTAGGGTTTAATATCTTAATTAGACCCCATTCTTCCAATAGTTTAGCAATAGCATTTCGTCTTTGAATGTCATTCTCTGAAATATTGGATGGCTTACCATCTAGGGCAAACAATTCTTTGAAATGGACAATGTAATAATGTCCTTGTTTATGTAGAATATGACAAGACTGGTAAAGAACTTTTTCTTTACGAGATGATACTCCAATTCGTGTTAGTGTTTCACGAACTTTAAGAAAATCATCTGGTTCATTGAAGACTACTTCAACGAACTTACTCAAATCAACCATTTTACTTCCTCAATCCACCGATGTCGGTTTCTTCTTTTAATTTTTGGATTTGTTCTTTGCTAAGTAAGCGGACGGCTTCACGAGCCTTTGATTCAGAGAAACCAAAGATTTGCTTTATACATTCTAAATCTTCACTTTTCTCAGCTTTAACCCACTTGGCAAATGGTCTCTTTTGTGACCTGACTATATTTAGTAAAAAATCATTCTGTAGCTTTTTATCAATCTGATGATAACGATTCATTTCATTTGCATAGAATATACAATCTTTATGGTAAGATAGACTTCGGTTGACCAAGAATGGCGCATAAGACTTCTCTGTCAACTCATCAATAATTAGCTTCTTTTTATTCTGTAATATAGCATTTACATAATCAAACGGACTCATACATTCTCACTTTCAACTTCTATCCATGTGTGGTCACCTAGTGACTTAACAGCACATATGTATTCATAATCAAATGGTGGTCCAGAACTCCAATCTTTAGGACCATTAATACTTAATATATTTCTTTGTGTTCTTTTGTGATAGATTAACCAATATGTTTGCCCATAAACTACTTGAAACTCATAATGAGCATCATAAATCATATCAGTTAAATCTAATCTTTTTTTGATTTGGTCAGCTTGCTTCCTTAATACATTGACCAATTCCATAATTCTATCATACTCTTGTTGGGCGCTCAACCTTGCGATATTGAGCATGTGGTCTTTTTGAGATTTGACTGGAACTAATTCAAACTTTGGAGAACCAACATCCATTGGATATGGTAGGTTGTTTCTCCTAGCTGGATCTTCGTCTTCAAATCGCAATCAATTATACTCACAGTTAGCCATCAATTCAGTTAAACAGGCGACCAAATTGATTTCGGTATCAGCTACAAATGCGTTCTTGTATTGATAGTCTGCGATAATTAAAACAGCTTGTGGTATAGAATGTGGTTTCATAAAGTCATATAATGAATCATAGATTTGGCGAAACACACTATTAGCATCTAAATCACTTGTTGCAACCCATTTACGAATCGCACCAAAGTCTTTAGCTTTAATATGCTTTACAATTTCTTGTAATTGAATGTTACCTATTTGTGCAAGGATACCTGTATCAATCTTACCAAATTGAGAATATCTTTGTAACTCATTTAATACTCTACGAAAATCTGGAAAGTGTTTCTTGACCAATTCTGCAATTACTTTATCATCATATTCAACCTTTTCAGATTGTAATACACTTTGAAGTCTTTTGAAGAATTGAGATGCCATGGAAGCCTTCTCATCGTTCTTTAGACCAAAATCAACAACAGCACACCTTGAATGAAGCGGTTCAATGATTCTTGTTTTGTAATTACAAGTAAAGATGAAACTACAATTGACCGCAAATTCTTCAATTGCATTACGAAGAGCTGGTTGAGTTGAGTTTGGGTTGAGATAATCTGCTTCGTCTATAATGATAACTTTACGGCCACCAGATAGTGACATAGATGAAGCATAGTTTTTGATTTTGGTTCTGAATGTATCAATACCTGATTCGTCTGAACCATTAATGACCATATAATCACAACCAATTTCTTCACACATCGCCTTAGCTACAGTTGTCTTACCAACGCCTGCACCACCAGCAAGTAGAAGATTAGGGATATTACCTTGATTGACATACTCCTGAAACGGTTTCTTTAACCGTTCAGGTAATATGCAATCTTCTATCTTTTTAGGACGATACTTCTCCGTCCATAATAAATGTTCCATTCACACACCTCATAATATAAAATATAAAATTATTCTTCATTCAATTTGGCAATCACATCAAGATATGAATCTTTAACTTGCCAGGTGTTACCTGAAACACTAAAAATGTTTGTCATTCGTTCTTCATCACCAGTATCTGGATTAATACTCATTGATTCAAATACTGACATGACATGAGCTGGGTTAATTGCAATAGAGTTTGAGGCATTACCACCAAAGGCATTTTGAAATATCTTAACTGCCATGATTAATTGCCTTTCTCAAATTTAGAACCTTGTTCAGTTGAAATCCAATATTGTAATGGAATGTTTTTATGTTTGAAGTGCGAGATACCTTGAGAAGTAATCTTAACATCATAACTACCATTTAATAGTTTAGTTAGGTTCTCTGTCTTAAATATCATACGATACTTATTACCATTACCTTTACCAATTTCAAGAGCATCGGTATGAGCTGCATCGTTTTGTGAATCTAAAGTAATGATGTTTACGGTTGAACCGTCTGATTCAATTGCGATTTGTGGTGAGGTCAATACTGCAGCTGCCTTCATAATCCAATCAAAATCTGATTCAGATAATTCTAATGAGATTTCACATTCAGGTAATGTAATACCTTTTTCTGGTGGTGTAACAAGCATCGTTGGTTCACAGAAACGATATTTGATTTTACTACGGCCTCCATTACCAACAATCACCACATGTTTATCACTAAATTCAAATGATGGGTCATCTTTGTGTAGAGATACCACAGATAAGAAGTTGTTTAAGTCATACACGCCAAAGTCGGCAGGAATTTCTTCACTAATATCTACTTGTGCTAGAATATT